AAAGTTGGCGACTGGCTCTAGTTAGTACCGCACCAGCAGTTGACATTTGTTAGTAGTTTTTTGCTTTCTTCATCGGCATACCAGTTTTCTTGGCTGCCTTCTTAGCGTCAGCTTTACCCTTCTTCGTGTATGGAAACTTCTTTTTTCCCACCATTGGCATAATCGTTGCTCCGTTTCAGAATCTCGAAAGACTCAATATAGTTTGCTCTAACCAATATATCATAGACACCGTTGTTCACTATATAGTCAACCCCTGGCACGAAATCCCAATGATCGTTGTTAACCCCAGCCTCACAAACACGGTTCACCCTAACTTTTACGAAACAAAGATACGGTTCAAACACAGGGTTATCTAAAACGTGGCCGACAGGTAACACGTTCAACAGTTTGCGGCACGACTTATCCCAACTGTATTCAGCAACCCGACCAACACGATTCAACGCCACAGCCTTATAACTGTCAGAAGCCCCGCAGACCCCTCTGAGAGCCTCTACAAGCGCGTCAACATCAGGTTCATCCCAACAGCCAGCAAAACTGTCAATCTCGTAACCAGAGCAGTTCTGAGATGTAACCGGAACAACCACGGAAGCAAGATCAGCGAACTGTGCCTGCCCAGAAGTCGGCGTAACAATCGTAGGAATACCCATAGCCATAGCCTGCAAAGGCATCAACCCGAACCCTTCGCCACGGCTCGCCGCAATAAAACAATCAGCTTGATTAAACCAATTAAACTGTTCTTCTTTAGACATCCACCCCGTATGGATAATAATGTTTGACGGCCATTCTCTATCCGGTACAAACCGTTTCATCGGCACCTTGATATGTAACTCTGCGTCAACCCCAGCCTTCTCGAACGCTTCGACCACGACATCCAACCCTTTACGCAGCCACATAGATCCGCCAGCATGAAACCTGAACCTGCTATTCGCCGGTCTAGGTGTCGGCTTCCAATAGTCAACGTTCACACCCAACGGCACAACAGAAACGTTAGGTGCATACTTTGAGAACAGTTCACGGTTGTGTTCACACGGCACAATAACCTGATCGTAAGTATCTAAATATCTGTAATACTTTTCAGGTAACTCTGTCGTTTCCCACATCGTATAAAGCGCACGATGTTGCCCACGCAAAAACCCGTGAACCAAAGACGGGTTATACATCAACACCGCAACAGAAGCCTGACCATGCAACTCAACATCGGCAGGCAACCCTGACCTGAACCCTTCCAACATGGCACCATACCCGTACTTGGATGCTTCAGTACCGAACCAATACTGGTAGTTCACGATTCAACACTCACAAAATTCCATCTGTTCGCCTGCCCAAAACCTATCCGGTTTGCACCAACAGCCAGACTCCACGCCTGCAAATACTCATCCATCACAGTCTCAAAATACGAAAACACGTTGTCACGATAGATGGCACCAATAGTCAAAGTAGGTGTCGGCATAACTTTGATTGTTTGCATACACAAACCAGCCCAAGCCAAAGGATATCTTGTATCCAATTTATCTAAACCCAAACTAACGTTCATGGCATCCCTACGCCACACCGTAGACGTAATCGTTGTCGAAGCAACCAAAACAGATTTATCTTTCAACCCGTTCATATAGTCTCGAATCAACCCAACGAACCCTGGGTTCACTTCACCGCTTTTAACCGTGTAATGCAGCACCCGATCAACACCATCCAACATTGGTAACAAAGCATCAACCGTTCCAGGGAACATTGTGTCATCGTCACCGAACACCCAAACATATTTACCGGAACCTTGCGTAACGCCACGAAACACGTTCGGGTCGCCATCAATGTTCTTTAACCGTTTACTGTATTGAACCTGCGGATACTGTTTAACGAACTGTTCAGCGTAACCATCAGGGTCATTGTCGCTAACAATAAGTTCAACACCGTCAACAAGTTGCGGAACAATAGAAGCCAAACACGGCCCAATATCAGGCCGATTGAATGTTGGCACATAAATTGTTAAAAGCATTTAGCCAACGATATTGGTTTTGTCAGGCAAAATACCTGTCGCAACCTGCCAGTTCTCCTCAGCACGTTTCTCAACAATCGCAGCACCATCAATAGATTTAGGTTGCTGACCATCCTGACGCAACCGGTGATAAGCGTCAAGGTCTTTATGTAGCACCCGTTCTTTCTCAATGATCCGTTTCGAACCAGGTTTGCGTGTAGGCATAGCCTCAGCCGAAACATTGAAATGTGCGATACGACAACCGAAGCAGCCTTCGACATCTAAACCTGGATGAGTTTCCCTATGCTTCAATGTACGCCCCATATCCTGCTGCCGTCAACGAAGCAACCTCAGTAGCCGTAACTTGAATGTCGTGACCACCATAATATGTTTTAGCAACAGTAGCCATATCGCCAGGCTGTCTCTCAACATAGTTTCCGTCAGTCAACAAAAACACGTTGATACCACGCGCACTTGGCGCAACATGCCGAGCCAACCGTTGAGCCAACTTTTCTTCTGATGACAACTCGTTTTCATCAACGGGCAACACCGCAACCACGTTCTCTGTAGGTGTCCTAAAAATAGCCATCAGGTTATATTCGCTCCGAATCCGTCTGCAACAAGTTCAGCGTATTCCACATCAGTCAAAAAATGATCCCTGCCACCATGCCACAATTTTTTAATTTGCCCTTGATCTCGTTGTTCCACAGTAGTGTACTCGCCGTTAGTTAACTTGTAAAGGTTTAGACCACGAACATAACTCTTGTAGTACGAGCCTAAACGGTTCTCAACATCGAACATACCGAACGCGCCACCACCGTATGTGTCTGTAAAAGGCACACGGAAAATGTGTGACTTATCCCAATCCGCTGTACCCGCACCAACACCTGAACCTGTCGCGGTACGCCTGTTAATTCTTGCACCCACAGCAGTTTCTGTACCTGCACCGGACCCTGTGGCTGTACGCAAAGACACCAACAACCAAACACCGGTACCGGCACCATCACCGGAACCTGTCGCTGTACGGACACTAACAACAATGTCAACAGCAGTACCCGAACCGACACCCGAACCCGTTGCTGTACGAACAGGGATAAGCGCACCGATAACTGTTGCCGTACCATCACCTGATCCTGTGGCGGTACGTGGCGCAATATGCAAACCTGTGGAATCCATAGTTCCAACACCCGAACCTGTCGCCGTACGAACAGCAACAAGAACCCCTATTCCAGTTTCACTACCAGTACCGCTACCTGTTCCTTGACGTTGACGCAAAACATTCGCAACAGAAGAAGCAGTACCCAACCCCGAAGCCGTAGCAGTAACAGTAAGAACCGCACGAACACCAAGATAAAAACGGCCACCGTTCCTAAACGGAAAACTAAAATCGGTTAACTGACCTAAACGTATCTGAGCAGAACCAGAAGCAACCCCAGAAGTACCATCACCAGAACCCGTAGCAGTACGACTAACAACACGAAAATAAGTGCCACGATAAAACGGGCGTGTATCAGAAAACGGTTCTGCGAAACCTGTAACTGCTGCCTGCGCCATAGGGTTTACCCCCTACGACTAATCGAGAGACAGCGTAAGCGAAGTGATCTGAAAAGTATCCCCAGCAGTAACAGCAGCAGACGACGACAAAGCACCAGTCCACAAAGCATTACCCGCAGTCGAAGCATCCCACAAAGACCAATGCGTAATCGTTTCAGTTGCCGCAACATTAGTCCACTCCAAAGTTCCTGAAGTAGCAATCGCACCCGAAGCAGCCGCAGACCACGCAGCAACCTTACGAGTAGTTTCAGTAGCCGCATTAGATGTTGCAGCCTCACCAGGATCACCAGTATGTAGCTTCACATACACGTTTGTAGGAATAGTCCACGCCGCTCTACCCGTCGTGTGATCCAAAATTTTTAATTCAGCATAATTAGAAATCGACATAAGAACCTCTCACACGGACACTATACACCATACGAAAGTAGGGCCAGGACAGAAGGGGAACTGCCTGGCCCTACATTCATTTATTAACTTACTTCAACTAGATGGGTTTATGCGCCACCAAGTGAAGACGATGTGTTGATAACACGGATAGCTGCCTGACGGAAAATTCCGTAGCCACCCAACCAGTACCAACCAACCGGATTGAAACGCATCAACGAATCCACTACTGGACCACGCACAACCTTCGGATATGCTCCGTTGCCGTCTGTGATCGAGTGTGCCTTCGCCAATGATTGACGACCCATGATGATTGTCTGATAGAGGTCAACTGTTGAAGCTGATCCACCAGTCAAATCCAATGGTGCGCGAGGAGTTTCAATGAAACGAATTGACTCAAATGCGCCAATTTCGCCATTGTAAATACCTGCTGTATCCACATAGTTATGCGGGTCACGCCAAGACGCTGCACCGGTTTCGCGGCGAAGATCGTACGAAACGTCTGGGTGAATGAAACCCATGTACATTCCGTTGAATGACTGTGCCTTTGAACCACGCAACTGTGCTGTAGCGATACGAACATCGTTCGCTTCAATGATGTCTTCTGCTTGAACTGTGGCGTTCGATGATGGGGTTGTTGAACCGCCACCACCGTAAATCACGTTCGTTGCAGCCTTCAAAACGTTAGCGACAACAGTATCGATTGACGATCCTGCGTTGTAACCGATCAAGTTGGCTGCAACAGCGTCAACGTCAAGGAACGAAGTTCCACGAAGTTTTGCTGTCGTGTTAATTGTGTTGCCGTACTCTGCAAGAGTAACTTCAACTTGACTGTCCGCCATTGTTGTCGGAGTCAAATCGGTTGTTTCTGCGAGTGTTGATGTTGCGTCAGCGAGTTCCGAGAAAATCGTGAACTTAACTGATGAACCAGGCATTGATTGTGCAACAGGTTGAACGTCTGCTGCAGCGTCAAAAAGCATTTCTGCGCGAAGCGCGAAATATGCGATTTGGTCAAACGCTGTCTGATCGACTGATAGTGAACTTGCTTGTGTAATTGCCATGACCTTTGAGGTCTTTCTCCCCAAAGACTTGCTTTGAGGCTAGATGTTTTGTGATGCCTGACTTGCTTGAGTCAATACCTGCATAACTTCGTCTTGAGATTTGGCGTTACGGATTTTGGTATTCCAATCCACTTCAGGTTCGCTGTTATCACCGAAACTTTTTGCCTTTGACACCCTGTTCCAAGCATTTTGTTCTGCCTGAACTTCCGGTTTCACTTGCGTAGCACCAATGAGATTCACTTCCTGGGCGGCTTGTCGGATCGCTTCTGCTGTCATTTCGCCTTCGTAACCTTTAACAAAGTAGCGTGAAGAAGGTGCGTTAATATCAACGCCTGCTTCCACAAACGCCAACTTGCGTTGGGCTTCTGTTGCTGCTGACAGTTTGGCTTCCAGTTCTTTGTTCTTAGCTTCAAGATTTCGAAGCTGTGCGCGTACTGGATTCCGTTCAACCTGGTCCTTAGCGTCTTCTTCAAACTCGTAGTTTGCATCTGACATGACCCACTCCTTCTGCCCACATTTTGACCGGAGGGGTCAAAATGGCTGCAATCTCACCCGTGTGTTACACGTCGAAATCGGGGGGTCCGACGGTTATCCCTAATGGGATAGATGTGAGTATATGACCACTAAGGGTGGTTGTCAAGTATACGAATTATTCGGCTACACCAAGACCGGTTTGTACGGTACCTGATGTTTGGCCAGTAGTTTTAGCGAACCCGCCGCCACCTTGGAACGCCGCTTTGCGGGTTCCTCTACGTTCAGCGAGTTTTCGTTGCGCTTCAACATCGTAGCCAAGTGCGGCCCCAACCTTTTGTTGCTGTGTCAAAGCCTGCTCGCCCATCATCTCGGTAAACAGACCTTGTTGCAAACCTAAAGCCGTGAACCCTGCTTCGGCTTCCTGTGCTGTGATGCCACGTGCCGCAATCTCCTCAGCGGTGGCAGACTCCAACTGGATACGGCCTTGCTCTTTGGCTCGTGCCGCAATCTTCGCAGCCTCAGCCTGACGTTTCAAAGCCACAACACCACGATCAGGGTCAATGAAATAAGCAGCCAACTCTTGTTCACCAACATTGTAAAGTTCTTGCATCTGCCGTTTCACTTCAGGGTCAGCATCCAACACTTTGCGATACCCCTGTTGGATACGATCCTGTAATTCGGCAGGCGACACATCACCTTCAATGAATTTTGCAAAATCATCTGTTTCGTCATAAAAACCGATAGGCAAATTATTTGACCTTAACGTTTCACGGAAAGACTGTTCTAACCCCACATAAGTTGATGGGTCAAGTTCTGGTAAACCTTTTTTGGCTCTAGCAGCATTGGCTTTGAAACGGGTTTTGAAAGTCTCCGTTTCCCGCAACTCAAACAAAATAGCATTATCATCGGTAACTCCACGAGCAATCAAATCTCGCACATTACTTTCTAAAGCCCCTAAACCAACCCGACCCAACAAAGCACGTAAACGCGCAAAAGCATCTGCCCTGTTCTGTTGTGTTTGTGCTTCCTGTACTCTTTGACCTGCATTAAACTGTCGAGCTGATTCTTCTCGATCTAAACGAGCGATACGTTCAGCCTCGGTTTCGGGTGTTGTTGTATCGGGTGTTGTTGTAGTGGTTGTGACAGGTGTTGTTTCCTGAACAGAACCAGGTGTGCCAGCCGCAGCCAAAGCCTCAGGATCAATCTGACCTAGCTGTTCAGGCGTAAGGGGCGCAATACCAAGATCAAGCAGATCTCCGCTAAAACTCATATCACTCATATACGCAAACCAAACGCTTTCTCCAAAGTTGAAACCATAGACGAAACCTCGGCATTAGCCTGATTCGTGTACTGATAACCATACTTTGGATTAGTTTTCAAAGTAGTCATCCATTGACCCAAAGACATCGGGCCATCTTGCCCTTGCAAAGCATCAGCGTACATCGTTGGTACACCGTTTGCGTCAATGAAATCAATTTGGTCAGGGGCTTTTTCTAACAACGCAGCGGCATACTGTCGATAAGGAGCAAAAACTTGTTGAATGGTCAGACCGCCATCAATGTCTTCTTCAGCACCCTTATACAATTTGCGGGCAACCATTCTGTAAGATTGACGCAAATCTTCTTTCGATTTACGGCCAGTCAAAACATCTTGGACTTCTTGATCTGATAACTTCACACCATAATCTCGACCAATAGCACGGATACTGTTGGCTTCAGCAGACGACAATGCGCGTGACGCAGGTGTAGCAGCAACAAAACCCGTTGCCCCAGGTACCGTGGACAAAGCCTGTTGATAAACAAAGAGTTCTAAAGATTTATCGTTCTTTTGATCTCGTGCAGATTTCTTTGCTATCTCAGCCAACTGCGAATCTGTGAATTGTAGATTACCGTATTTGTCTTTCAAAACCGTCAAATACTTATCAACCGATGCCTGCTGGTTCGCTGGAGTTGATTTATCAAATGCTTGTTGTGCTGTAGTGGTATTGCGGTAATAGCCAGTTCCAGTAACACCTTGAGTCATCAAGGTTTCTAATTGATCTGAGTCGTACCAATTTTCGGTAACTGCTCGACGCAACACGTCACCCATATCTGCGCCAAATATTGTTTCGTCAAGAAGATATGCGTATTGCGGAAATTTTTGTTTGAAAGTTTCTTCCCACGAAACAACAGCAGGTTTCTTTTTCTTTTTAGCAGCCATCAGCGACCTAACAACCTTTCAAGAACGGAAGCAGCACGAGCCGCACCTTGCACCTGCATCTCAGATTCACGACCCTCACCAACAGCCAACTCACCTAAAGTAGATAACGCAGGAACATCCCCACCTGACAACTGTTTAGTCGTCTGCGATTGTTGCACATACGAAACAGCATCACGAACTTCGGCAGGGGTCATAGCACGACCCAACAAACGCAACGACTCCCCACGCAACACTTCACTAATATCCTCTTTAGAAGAAACACGAACACGAACACCAGCCTTCTCAACAACCGGATACTCGGAACGCAAATAAGCCAAAGCCGGTGAACGCAAACTATCGGCAGTAACACCAAAACGATTAGCCAACAACAAATACTGTTCCATAGCACGAACATCTTGGCTATCAAAACCTGACACAGATGGTTTACTGCCACCATAAAGACCACGCGCGTACAGTTCGTTTTGCAACGTCATCCGTTCAGCTTTGGTTTTAATCGAAGCCAAAATACCGTAAGCCTCATCAGGATCATAAACTCCACGGTTTGTAATAACTCCACGTTCGTTTACAAGACGTGGACCTTCGTACAACAAAAATTTGTCTTGACCGACAGGTACAGGGCCGACAGTCGGTTTGAAAAAACCTTGTTCTAAACCTGCATCGGTGTTAACTAAAGCAGCGGTAGATGGCACAACTTGACGAGCAGGGAACTGATAAGTTGAAGGCAACGAAAAACTATCACCAACAGTATTCACCGTTGGGCGTGGTTCAACATCGATTCCTGTTTCGCTAGTAATATCTGTGCCTGTGTCACTCATAATTCATCTACCTCAGATGATAGTTCCTGATCCCATAAACGTTGAAAGTCGGGTACACGTTCAGCCAAAGCCGACCCAATCGAATATAGCCAATCACGCAACGGTTCAGCTTTTTTACCTGACAAATCACGCAACCCCAAAGCCGCAGCATCAGCATACGCTTCATCTCGATAACGCAAATAGTCGCGCACAGCACTAGCAATTTCGTTGTTGGCAAGTTTCGGATCAACAACAATTTGCTTTAATTGGGCAATACGGACATCTGATTTGTTTACTTCAAAAACTGCTTTAGGTGGGAAACCTGGATACTTTTCGTGGATTTTGAGCCGTTGACGAGCCAACCAATCTCGTTCTTCCTGCTTAGGGTACTGACCGACTTCGGCTTTCAGGTCACGATACAAAGCCGAACCGATACGGTATTGAGCCAAAGTCAGCATTTCTTGATCGTCTAACTGTTTACGACCACCGGTTCGAATTTGGCGTTCCCAAACAGAGAAAGAAAAGTCATCACCACCTGGAGCAAAATAGGCTGCTACTTCAGAATATGTACGCAACAAATCTTGGTTTGTGCGTTCCCAATCCCCAAACTGTTCCGTAGCCAACAATCCAGGTTGCTGACTTCTAGTTTTTGATGACAGATACATGAAAGCATCGCCACCAAATTTTTTAATAAACTCCTGTACAGCCGTGTCATAGTTTTGTTGTTGTAGATCATAAAAAGTTTTTGTCAACAACGAAGCCATAACATCGCCGTCTTTAGTTGGAACAATAAATTCTGTTGTAGCCGAAGTAGGTCCAATGAATTGAGATAACGCTCGCAAACCTGTCAAAATTCTTGCTTTGCTTTTAGCGTC